AATGTATCACCTAAAAGATCTACATAATAAAGTAGTGGAAACCGTAGATGAATCCGATGGCGAAGACTTCTGGAACAGGGAGTTTTTTAACTAATTTTGAACGAATTGACCCTTGATATATGCAGTTACCTAAACAAAAAATAGCCCTCAGTAAAAAGAATGACCAGTGGTTTAAGGATTCTATGAAAGCCTTAATCAATGAGACCTCTTTTGCCTCGGGTAAAAACAGTGAATTGTTTGATTTCTACAATGCCTATAATGGGCATTTGGATACCTCCAAGTACGACTATGTAACTTCTCCTTTTGGGAAGCAAACTACCAAGCGAGGCTACCCGGCAAAATTGAGGTCTTACAATATCATCAAGCCGATCGTAGACTTACTCTTAGGAGAGAAATCTAAGCGCTCGGCTAACTATCAGGTACTCTGTCATAACAGGGATGTAACATCGCTTAAGCAAGACGATGAGTATAAGGCGACCTTGAACTATCTCAAGCAGCGTTATGTCAACGAGTTAAATCAGCAGGGAGTTCAAACCGGCATGCCTTCACGAGCAGCCTGAACCTGAAGAGTTTAAAAAGTTCTTCGATGCTAATTATAAGGATGCCCGCGCGATTAAAGGACAGCATTCGATGACGGCTTTGGAAACGGAGCTGGATTTACACGATAAATTTCAAGAGGGTTTCTTTGATTGGGTCGTTTCTGGTTATATCTATTCCTATAAAGGGGTGTGTATGAACCAGGTAGATTATGAAATTGTTTCTCCTTTTGATTTGGATTATGCCAAAACCGATGGGGTTACCTATATAGAGGATTCAGATTGGGCGGTGCGTAGAAATCGCATGAGTGTGAATCAGGTGGTAGATAAGTTTTACGACATTCTTAAAGAAGATGATTTAGAACGCCTGGAGAATCCTACGACATCTAATGATGGAGGTTTCTCTTTGGATTTCTTAGACTCTAGAGAAGATCGACAACAAACAGACCGCACCGTAGAAGTGCTGCACGTAACTTGGAAGTCTTTTCGCAAGATTGGTTTTCTATCCTATACCGATGAGATGGGTCAACCACAGGAAATGACGGTGGATGAATCTTATAAGTTGGATAAGGAGGCTGGTGAAACTATCGAGTGGGTATGGGTGAATCAAGTAATGGAAGGCTACCGCTTAGACGGAGATATTTATTTAGCTCTTGGTCCTGCAAAGGTACAACGCACAGAGCTGGAGAATTACTCGGTATGTAAACTTCCTTATAATGGGCGCATCTATTCAAACCGACATTCAGATAATATTTCTATAGTCTCTATGGGATTGCCTTATCAAATACTCTATAATGTATTCCACTACCGCTTAGAACTGTCCATTGCTAAAAACAAGGATAAGATCATGTTGATGGAAATCAATGCGATTCCTAAGCGTCACGGTTGGGATGAAGAGAAGTTTATGTACTTCTCGGATGCCATGGGGTATGCTTTTATCGATTCTACCGCTGAGGGGAAATCTGGTGAAAGAGTTTCCTTCAATCAGTTTCAAGTATTGGACATGAGTTTGGGTCAGTATATTGCCGCACAGTTTGAGCTTTTACAAGCGATCAAACAGGAGTGGGAAGATTTGGTAGGATTCAATCGCCAACGTAAGGGTCAGGTGATGGCTACCGATGGAGTGGGTTCTACAGAAAGAGCTGTATTCCAATCCTCATTAATTACTGAAGAGCTTTTTAGAAAGTTCGACAAGTTTGAAGAAAAGGAACGGCTAGGTTTATTGGATACCTCTAAAATCGCTTGGAAGGATGGGAAGAAATTCCAGTACATCGGATCGGATTTAGACCAGGTATTTGTAGAGTTAGAACCTGCAGAACTCTCTGAAGTTAGCTTTGGAGTCTACGTGAAGAATTCGGCGAGAGAGTCTGAAAAGCTGCAACAGCTTAGAGGAATGATTCAAGCCTTTTCACAGAATGGTGCGAAGCCTTCTACCGTGGCTGAGATTTTAGACATGGATCACTTTGCAACGATTAAAACGAAGCTTAGAGAGGTGGAGCGTATTCAAGAAGAAGCAGAAGCTGCACAGGCACAACAACAACAAAAAGCAGAGCAGGAGTTTAAAGCTCTGGAAGCTCAAGAAAAAGAAGGTGAACAAATCTTCGAATCCACTGAAAATCAATTAGACCGAGATAAAGACATATACATTGCCGAGATGAAAGAGTTAGGCAATGGTGTGAAACATCACAATGATGTAAATAAGAATGGCATTAAGGACGATTTAGATAAACGCAAATTGGACTTAATGGAGCGTAAAATGGCTAATGACGAGCGGAACACTCGTCAGGGTCAAAAATAAATAGATCGAAAGGTCTATATAGTAAGATCAATTTGGGACGGACTTTGGGATAGGGTGAATCTTATCTCAATTAATTAATTTTGGAATATATGAACAAATCAGCACAAACAACGGGACTTGATTTATCTCAAGTAAACATGGTGGATTTATTCGATGATAGCACACCTATAGTAGCGGACACTACTGAGGCTATTTCAGAAGAAACACTAACAGCAGGTGACGATCAGAACTCAGACAAGGGAGAAGATCTAGACTTGAACAATGACGCAAACCTCCAAGCAGATGCAGACGCAGACGCTTCATCCCATGCAACAGCTGGCGATGGAGCTGCTGGTGATGTTGATGATAGGGGTAAAGGTGATGCTACCGATGATTCTTCTGATGATGGGGATGCGGATTCGTCAGTTATTGGGGAATTGGGCAACTTACTCGGATACGACATCGAAGGCGACTTCGAAGATTCGTATGAAGGGATTGCCTCGTACACGCAGCAAGTGGCGGACAAAATTGCAGAACAAAAGCTTTCAGAGCTTTTCGAACAGATGCCCGATGTGCAGAAGTTCATGCAATTTCGTATTAATGGAGGAGACTCCAACAAGTATTTTCAAACGGCGCAACAAGCCAGCAAGTATGCAGGGGTTGAAATCGCTGAGGACAATACGCAAATGCAAAAACAAGTGGTTGGTGCGCTTATGGAGCATCAAGGCTACTCTTCAGAAGAGATTGCCGAAACCATGGAAGATTTAGAAGACACTGGACTTTTGTACAAGAAGTCAGTGAGAGATCTAAACAAGCTTTCTTCGATTGAACAAAAAAGAGAGGCGGACTTATTAGAGAATCAAAGGATTCAATCTGAGCAGTCTAAGGTTCAGAATCAAGAAACTTGGAACAATATTAACCAGACGATTTCCTCTGGTCAAGTAAAGGGAATCAATATCTCCCAATCGGATAAACGCAAGTTTTATGATTGGATGGCTAAACCTGTAGATGCACAGGGCAGAAGTCAAAGAATGGTTGAACGCGAGAAGCTCGATACCGAATCAATGTTAGCTATGGAGTACATGGTTTATAAAGGATTCGATTTATCGAAACTGGCGGTCAATGCAGCAAAAACGTCACAGACGCAGAATTTAAAATCAAAGTTGAAAGCAAATAAAGGCAGTGCAAAATCTCGTATGAGTGGAGGGAAATCTTCTCAACCGAGAGCTACCAAAGGTTTACCAGGATTAGACGAATTATTTTAAACCTGTATAAACTAAAAATCTGTTAAATGGCAGCTGACAACTTAAAAAAGCTTCGTCTTTACGAAGACAAGTACAACGCAGAAGGCATGACTGACGAGAACTCGTTAGCCAATGCACTTCTAACGCAACCGGACGTATTATCGCCGGTATTAACTCACCTAGCGGGTAGAGAAGACAAGAGGTTCCCTCTTTCTTTTTTAACGGAAGGATTGGGAAATATCAAACAAATTCAAGACATCGAGTACGATTTTCCTGTGATGGGAAGATTGAACAAGGCTGTAGCTTTGGCTCAAGGGATTTCTGCTAAAGGTGGAAACCATACTCGCTTCAAGGCAGTATTTGCTGAGAAGTGGTTTGTTCGTCAATACATCATCGAGTCTCCAGCAGGAGAGCAGATGCGTGTTCAAGAAGATCCAGTTGAAGTAGCTGGTGGTTGGGAATATACTCTGCAATTGGTTACACCAACGGCAACAACTTTCTCGGCTACGGCAGGAGATCAGTTCGTTCAGTTATTCGCACCGGTAGCACAATCTGGTTCTCGTGGAAACGAGTCTAACTGGGTAGCTCCTTCTAAAATGAGAAACCAAATCTCATTGATTCGTAAATCATACCGCTACGAGGGTAATGCACCTGAGAGAGTAGTGAATGTAGAATTCAATATTGGTGGACGTACAACTAAACTGTGGTATGACTTCGAGGAGTATCAACACATGTTACGTTGGAAAGAAGAAGCTGAATATTCTTTATGGTATTCTCGTTACAACCGTGACGGTGATGGTGTAATTCACTTGAAAGATGACAATGGAAAAGGTATTCCATTAGGATCTGGTGCTTTAGAGCAAATTCCGAATACGGATTCATACTCTAAACTTACCGCTAACAAGTTGAAGAACATTGTAAGAGATGCTTTATATGGAGCTTCTGATGCGCAGCAAATGAACATCGTTTTATTCACCGGTTTAGGTGGATTGGAAGAGTTCGATTCTGCGATGAAAGATGAGTTAGCTTCAAATACTTATGCTAGAGTTGACGGTTCACACTTCATTTCTGGTTCAGGTCGTAACATGGAGTTAGGTGGATTCTTCACTAGCTACAAGCACATCGACGGTCACACGATCACTGTACGCCACTTACCATTGTTAGACAATGGAGCAAGAGCATTGAACTCTCCTAAGCATCCAACAACTGGATTGCCATTAGAGTCTTACAGAATGATCTTCTTGGATATGAGTACTTATGACGGTGAGTCTAACATCAAGTTAGTTTCGCAAAAAGGTCGTGAGTTTGTACGTTGGGCTGTTGCAGGTGCTACTGTGCCTCCAGGATTCCAAGGAAATGCTTTAAGAGCGAATGATGTGGATGGAGCTTCCGTACACTTTATGAAGTCTTCAGGTATTGCTATTCGTAGAGCTACCAACTGTCTACACCTAGAGTGTGTAGCATAGTTTAATATAATAGGTGTCGCATCGCGCGGCACCTATTTTTTACTACTCTAAAACTTCAGAACATGTCATCAAGAATTGTATACATTCGCAGAAAACCGAATAACACAAATATACCAGAACATATCTATGCGGAATCTAAGCGCAAGATAGGATCATCCTTTACTAAATCAGGACAGACTAATAAGGGATTAACATTTTCAGAGGAGAAGGAATTACTCCCAGCTCTTTTAGGATTGCAATACAACGATCCAAATTTCTTTCAAAAATCAGAGCGTTTCTTTGCAGAATTATCTATTGATGTTGAACACGGAAGCGGTACAAAATTTAATGCTTCGGTAGACGATAAGGGTAATCCTGTAAATTTAATGGATTACGTAAAATACAAGTTCGCTTTAGCACATCCTTTTGTAGCTGCAGACGAGCAAGCTTGTATGAGCTCTCAAAAATATAAATACTTCGTTCACGACCCTTCCAAAGAAATGGAAGAGAAGCACTCTGCTTTAGAGGTGAAGAAAAAAGCCTACAGAGAATTTATCAAAGCTTCAGCGGATGAGGCGAAGATGGATATGATTCTTTTAGCTATGGGCTCTTCTCCTAAAGGATTATCAGTGGTAGAGAAAGAATTGAAGTTAGAAAATGAAGTGGATGCAGATCCAGTGAGCTTCTTAAAAATTGTAACTGATAAAAATCTTGAGCAAACTGCCTTTATTGAAGATTGTATCTCAAGCGAAGTTCTTCGCAGAGTAGGTACGGCTTATTTAAACGGTGATGAGAAGATCGGAGATACCCTTGAGGAATCTATTTTATTCTTAAAGAATAAGAAGAACTCTGAGGTCTTAACGGTTCTAAAAGCTCGATTAAAATCCTACGCTAAATAATGATCGTACAACAGATGCACTACGCCATAGATCAAGGACTCCAGAAAGTGGGGTCCTTTGTCTATGACAATTTCCTTGAGGAGGAACTCGACCATGTATTAAACCTTATTCAAGATCGCTTTATCAAGCGCTCGGTATTTTCTAAGGGGGGCTTCTCTTTAACACAGAGGCACTTAGATGATATTCGAAATGTTTTGGTGGTTAACCATCAAGAGAACTTCGACTCAGATGCATCTGTGGACGCTCAACTTACAACACTACCCGAAGATTACCTATTCATGGTTAATATTCGAGCTGAGGTCTCCAGTCAAGGTGCAGACCAATGGGTACCGGTTCGCATTGTAGAATTGGATGAGCTTTATAAGGTGCAGGAGAATCCTTTTGCCCGAGGTAATGCGATTTCACCCGTGGCGAGCATCACTGCAGACCAGGTAAGAATATTACAAAACAGTGAAAGGTTTATATTAAAAGGCTCCAGGCTAGACTACATTAGGCAGCCCGAAAAAATCTCTCTACCTTTGAATCAAAGCTGCGAATTAGCAGAGCACACACATCAAGAAATCGTCGATCAGGCGGTACAGTATATCTTAGAGTTAATAGAATCACCAAGGTTTCAGACTAAGGCAGCAGAGAATCGCTTAAACGAATAACTATTAATACTTAAACTCTAAGAAAATGTCTAAACAACTTTTTATTCTAGACGTCACTGCTTCCAATTTGGATATTTATGAGGCTGGCGAAAAATTAAACCCACAAGAAGGTGTACTTATTAGCGAGGCAGAAGATGCTGTTGTTGCTACTCAAACTGATGTAGATGGCGGATTAGCTACTAACGTAGGTGATGTAATAACACCTGCAGTAGAAGCAGTATACGCTGAGGGTGTAAACGCTATAGGTCAAATTGCAGCTGGTATGGAAGAGCTTGCTTTTTCTGCTAACGGTAAAACATCTGTGGATGTAGACTCTGGCGAATTACGCAGAGTAGAAAACTTGGTTTTCAGTGCAGGTCAACAACAAACTTGGACGGTAGATGCTTCTGCTATGGATGCAGAAGGATGTATCAAAGTTATTGTTACCACTCCTGGTACAGCTAACTTACCGATGTACTCAATTTGTGCAACGGATGCTGCAGACTTTGCTTGTGAAAAAGACGAGTTCGTAATTACTGAGGCTTCTGATACTGTTACTATCACAGCGGGTATTAACCAACACGTTCGCATTGCCTGTTCAGGAGCTTTGGAAGGTGTAGTTGCTGCAGCTGGAACTGCTTATTTACCGACTACAGGAACAGCGGCTGACGTTGCTGCCTTGGAAGATGCTTGTTTGCCTTACGACGGTGTAACCAACAAAGTTGGATTCCCAGTAATCAAACCTGCTTCAGGAGTGACAGCTGGTATGAGATACGACATCGTAGTTGCAGACTTCGTAACAGTTTCTAATGCCAAGCACGGTATGAACGCCTTGAAAGGTGAAAAAATTAAATTGATCTTCGCATGCGAGGTAAGTCTAGATCGTTCTAATGTTGATACTTCAGCAGCAGACGCACTTACAGGAGCTTTAGCGAAGTTAAAATAGTTCCCTTGTTCTGATTCCTTAAAAGGGGGGTGTGGTTTTTCCCGCTCCCCT